TACCGCTCTCTTGACCAGCAAAAAACCGAGTAGCACCCGGAGTCCAATCATTCATAGCAATTTTTAATCTTATATCAATATCACCAGTTATACCCAAAGCCGCATAGTCGGCGGTTGTAATTGTGTTCGCCGAACTGTTAAGCACAGGGAAATAACCCAATGCGCCGTAGTCAATTGGCTCAAATGTAGGGTTAGTGACTAGGTTGGTTTTTGTGCTGGTTGTGGCAGCTGGATCAATATCTGTCCAAATAGTTGTCGGATCAACATCCTGCCATCTGATTGGCACAACCGAATATGTGCTGTCCGAAGTGGTCAAAGTCAGAAGAGCCTGATACTGATTGATGACTAAATCCCAACCCTCCACAAATCCTGTGTAATTGATTGGGCTAATGGCATTGGGTAGGTCGCTAATTTGAACAGCTGTGCCCATTTCAATATTAATCAGGTCATCTAAATCGAGAGCGGTTATGTTTGGATTGTCGAGGTTAATGCTGAAGGATGAGAAGTTTGTCTCGGGCACTGAGCGCAATGACACATAACGATCAGCGATATTTTGGGCTTGATCGCCATCTTCTAACTCTGTATCAATGCGAGCCTCAATCAGGCCATAGTTCGCAATGGAGGCCGCATCATCTGAGGTGACATCCTGCCCATTCTTGTAAAACAAAATAATCCTATTAACAATGTCGCTGATTGATTTGCGCGAATTGATGCCGCGCCAATTGATATAACCCTCAGCAATGTCTAAGTATCCGCTGGCATTAACATCTACTGTCCTCCGGGATTCATTGGCATAACCAACGGCGCCAGTCTTGGTTTCATACATATAGCCAAAACACATTCCAGCGTAATAGGTGGATAGTGTGTAGGCATCCTGCGGATCAGAGGGTCTCTCTTGTAATTCATAAACGCCAGGGGTATCAACCACATCAATTGTCACACCAGCTTCAGTTAATATGCGAGTGATGCGGTCATCATCATATTCTTTAGGGTAATTAGTTGTGCCGACTATTGTCCGAGCCATTTGAGCAAATGGGCCGACAGCGGTCAGGGTTTGAACTGCGACTGTGGCACCTGATCCAGCAGCGGCTAACTCATTTGAAATGTCAGTGATTTTGCCAGTGAATACTGTTATATCGGTGCCGTCTGAGTCTTGAATTTCAACAACCACATTGTCGTTAATTTGGAAAGCATAATCAGTGTCGGTCGAGTTGAGGATTGAGACAGTTGCATACGAGCTGCGAGCCTGGTCCCAAATTGTCGGTCTGCCATAGTGGATTGCTAGGCCGCCCAAAGTTTCGCCAGTGAAATCAACTCCAGCGATGGTAACAGTTGCGTTGGGATTCCAGGTCATTACTCAGCCCTCGTTGCGAAGCGCGATACTCCTAGATTAGGGAAACTACCAGCGGTAGAGGCTTCGGTGTTAAGGATTGTGGCAATTTGCCTGGCAGTGCCTACTGGATCAACTGCTCCATTGACTGTGATGCTAATGTTGTTGTCGGCTTGACGGAAGCGTCCAGGATCAAAGTTTCCTGGTGCCATATTCTTAATAAATTGTTCTTGAGATACTTGTTCAATCAAAGTAGGCGCAGGTTTAATTTTGATGCCGCCGCCTGATGATGAACCTCCACCAATAACTCCTCCAGTAATGCTCGGGAATGTGATACCACCGCTTGAAGTGCCAGGGATTGTCGAACCGCCTCCGCCGCCTGCTCCTGCTCCAGCTATTTGACCTTCTCTTTGTTGATTGTACGATTGCGATGAACTTGCAGCTTGAGTGTCAAAATCGGAGGCTAATTTAGCTGCGGCTCCAATGACGGCAAATATAGCCGCTGATGCTGCCGCTCCTGCTAGTGGATTGAGTGCTAAACGAGACGCAACAGCCGCAACAATGGCTGAAGCCTTAAGAGCGTTGTAAGCCTTAATAAGTAAATTAACAAATCCAATTGTTGCGACCACTGCCGCTTGCACTTTACTCACTGCCCAAATACTAGCCAAAGTGATTGCAACAGCAGCCGCAACTTCTTTGAGGGCTACCAAAGCGTCAAAAACCATTCGGGCTTTTTTGCCCCATTCGACTGCTGCTAATTGTGATTGGTTGAAACCATCAGTCATTGAACCATTACCAGTTAGGCCAGCAATAAAAGCAGACAAAGCAGGAACCAAAGTCTGCTCAGTGAAGGTCGCTAACTCGAGCATCACTGGTAATAAAGCCTGACCCAGTTGAGCTTGAGCGTCTTTAACAGCGGCTTCTATTTGTCTCTGTGAGTTTGCTAGACCATCTGAAGTTCTAGCGAAATCTCCTTGTGCCAATGAAGTTTGCTCAAGGATAACCTGTTGAGCTGCAAGGACCTTTTGTTGAGCGGTTAATGCGCCTGATCCTGAATAAATTCCCATTTCCATTGCAGCGGCTTTGAGTGTTGCATCATCAAGCAAAACTCCATAACGGCGCAGGGGCTCGGCTTCCCCTCGAAGCGCAGCACCAATGGCCATAATTGCATCTTCAGGCGTAGTGTTATTAAATGAAGCTAAATCTGAAGCTAATTTAACAAAGTCAGTTGAAAAATTAACCAACGCCTGCCCTGAGAGCCCAGCAGACTTTCCAAAGATTGCGAAGGTCGCGGCAGCATCTAAAGCTTGTTGTTTTGATTGGCCAATGTCTTTCGCAGCAGTGGCGGCAAACTTTTCAATTTCTCTTGCGCTAGTACCAAAGACCACACCAATTTTGGATACTGTCTCCTCCATATCAGAGGCAGCACCGATAGCGTCTTTTGTAAATTTGAGTGCCATTCCAGTAGCGGCAGCACCCATAGCGGCAAAAGCCAAGCCGACTTTGCGATTGATTGCATCTATTTTGTCCCCGAAAGTTTCGGACTCTTTTTTGCCTTTATTAAGTCCATCAATAAGGTTTTTTGTATCAGCGAGGAGGCTGAGTTTAAGCGTTCTATCTTTTGCCATTATTTACCCCACTCCTTCAGAATATCTTGAAACTTTACTTCCCATTTTCTTACTAATTCAGGCTGAAGTCCGCGAAGGGTCGGGAATATGAACCAGCCGCGTCCACCTCTACCAAAACGACCCGAATATGTAGGGAACTGCTTAAATCTCTTTGATCCAAATTCGAAGGCAGGCCATAGGCTGCGAGTTGTCCCTCCGCCCGAAAAACGCTGACGAGCAAATCCGTACGAAACTTGGCCGACTTTTGAGGTTTTCGAAACTGATCCTCCATCAACAATGCGACGGACTGCGGCTGGGTTAATGTACCGGCTATACCCAGCCTGCCGAATTTCATTAGCAGTCCATTGAGAAAATTCAAAACCAGTTTCAGCTGCAACTTTTGTAGCTTCAGCGTCCATAGCCTTAAATGCGCGGATGAGTTGAGCAAGCTCTTTTCGATCATAAGCCATTCCTTGCTCGTAAGTCATTTCGCTCCAAAATCTCTATTGCAGTGGTTATATCGTCCGCGTCATCCCAGTATTGCATTGGAACGCCAGTGCGAAGCGCAAGCTCAACTAATGTGTAACTTACGCTTCCTGGCTTATGGCTTTTGGGTCGGACGCTCCAGTTGATACATCTGCGACAGTTTCCATCCAAATTTCGAAAGACTTGACTGGTTTGCCTGCCTGCTCTCGTTTGTGAGCGTTGTATGCCAAAAACATCAGGTCCCAAATGCCTATCACTGATTCAGCTTTAGCCAAAGTGTGACCCGTTGCCTTTTCCCATTTAGCCCACTCAGGCGGCTGCGCCACATAGGTTGCAGATTCGCCTGAGTTGTATTCAATTGTGATTGGTAATTTCATTGCTCCCGATCTCCCTCTTAGCTAAATGTTTCTGTTGGTGTTCCAACGACTGTCATTGTCCAAGTGTCGGTAAGTGCTCCTGGAGCTGCTCCACCGGCAGATGGGAAAATTGGCAATACATTGAAAGCGAACACTGCGCCGGAGGCGGCAGTAAATGACACAGCTAGTGTGGTGTTTGGATTTGTTTCAGCATCAGACCACATTGCCTCAAATAGTGAGCTTGCTGCTCCCCAGTCTTGCAATAACTCAATGGTAAATGTCCATTGCTTGTCGGTTGATTTGTAAGCGCGACCATCGAGAGTTTGGTATGTCTCAATAATGGTGTCGCAGGATAGTACGGCTGATGTCACTTGAGCATCGTAATTGGACGAGTCCAAAGTGAAGGTGACATCGCGGCCAGTGATCACTGTTGTTGGCATTGATTCTCCTATTTAGGCGGTTTGCTCGTAGCGGGTGCTCAAGCGGATATCAGCGGTTAAGATCGTTGAATTGCCAACAGTATTGACAACAGGTGACTCAACTACTGAAACTTCATAACCAGTTGGGATTGCTGAAACGATTGCTTTTGTAAGCTCCTCAAGATTGCCCAATGATGCCGGGTTTGAGAAATACGCAACTCCCACTGAAATAACAAAATTTAATTGACACCGAAATGGAGAACGACTGATTAAATCGAACTCCATATAAGGTGCCCCAGGTACGACTGCGGCGAAAGGGACCACAGGCGTTTCAGGTACAAAATCATAAACATTTGCGGTCACAGCTTGGATTGCTGTTTTGATAGCGGCGCGAGTGTCCGCAATTGTGTTGGCTGGCATTATTGAGCCATCGCTTCAACATCTAAATAAGGCCCGAGTAGCCCTGAAACTGAACTAAGTAATCCGCGAGACATTCTGAACGGGGTGACTGCGAAATCAACACCCTCGATTGCTCCACCACCTGCGGTGCGGTTTTGAAAGATTTGAACAGCGACAGATAGCACCGCCGCTTCAACGGCAGCATTGCCCACATAAGTTGATGCGCCAGTTAGTGTCGCACTACCAGCAGGGATGACATTAAATTGGATTACATCGGAGGCAGTTTGTGCATAAGAAAATTCTAGGTAATCATCAGAGACATCTGTGACTGTTTTGGTGCCATTGAAGGTTGCTGATACGCCAGCGATTACGACAGATTGTCCGACAGAAAATGGGTGTTCGCCCTGAGTGATGATTGTAGCCACATTGTCTGACAACTCAGCGGCGGCGATTGGTGCTTTGTAAGTGACCAGCATTGGCAAAATAATTGATTCAGTTGCATCAATAATGTCATTGAGATAAGCATCTGAATATAAGGATGACGAGACACCCAAAATGGTACGCAGCTCTGATGCTGTAACTATTGTGGGCATCTCGTTTCCTTTCTACTTTCGGAGGTGTTAGGCGGCTCGGGAGCGGACCGCCTAACTCTTTAGGCTTGGTTATGCAACCATCCACTTGTATGCGCCGGCTGCAACCTTTGTTGCAAGTGCGCCGTAGCCGTAGTAAGCAACCTCAATTTGGCCGTTTAGTGCCACATTGGTCTGCAAACGGAAGCGGCTTGACTCATACCAGGTGTATGCATCTGGGTTGATGATGATGATTGAGTTGTCTCCAGTTGGAGCTGCGGTTGCTAGGTTACGAGCAACGCGAAGGTTTAGACCCAATACATTTCCGCGAACGGATTGACCATCTAGGTTTCCGCCCTGGTTAGATGGACCGATTAGATTCTGATAAATCGGACGGCCAGCATCAGCGAGATTCATAATGTTGCCCCATTGTTCTGGAGAAACAAGAATGTTGGTTGCTGTGCCTAGTGTTCCCTTATAAACAGATACTGAAGCATCTGATACGAAATCTAGGAATCCAGCTGCATCAAGTGTGCGGTTTCCGCCATCTGTACCGCCAGCAACAAGACCAGCGATTACAGCGACATCAGTTGCTTTTGCGTATGCAAATTCCATTTGACGAACGAGCTCATCAAAAAAAGCAGGAGATGAACGATCTAACAATTCTACAGAGAATGTCTGACCGCCAGCGTACTTCTTGACTGAAACTGATAGGAACTCGTTTGTCATTCCTGTTTCATCAATTGCAGCTGCTTCAGCTTCTTCTCCTACTGTTGGGACAGCGGTTAGCTTTGGAATCTCGAATGACATTCCAGCATCAGGCAAAACGCCGCGAGAAACTGAATCAACAGCTGGGCGGTCTGCGTTTGATAGTGGGTTGATGATTTCAGTTAGTTGGCGAGTTGGAATCAAGCCAGCGTTGTTTGAAGTGGTGTCATCAGCAGCCATAACATACTGACGAGCAACATCATCACCGAGTTTAGCGCGAACGCTATTCTCGAGATATTTAGCCTTTGTGAACTCAAGGCGAGGAGCGGTGTAAAACGCTGGCTTAGGGGCAGCGGCTTCCACCTTGGCAGCTTCTACCGTTTCTTCGGCAGGAGCTGGAACGGTAGTGTCTGACACTTGTTCTCCTTCGGTTGGTTGGTCTGCTTCAGCGGTTGCTGACTCAGAATCTTCTTTTGGTGCTTCATTCTCTGATGCTGCAACTTCAGATACGCGAGCTGAATCAATTGCAGGATCAGTGACTAGGCTGACCTCATCAAGGGTTGCTGAAGTAATTTGCATTACGCCTTTATTGTTGGTCCACTCGTTAATCTGTGCGCCGACTGAAAAACCATCTCTCAAACCTTCGGTGGCTTCAATTAATGCATCCTCGCCAGCCATTGTGTTAGCTATACGAAATACAGCCGTTATCCCCTTGTCTGAAACTTGGTGGCTGATGAGTTTGCCTATGGGTCTAGTTCTGTCGTGCTCGAGAAGGAGCTTCACAGGTTTCATTTGAATTGACTCAGCAGCGAAAACTGTTGGACCAACTGAGGTGTTGCCCTGCTCATTCCAGGTGACGATAGTTCCGCTGATTGTGCGCTTCACAGTATCGGCTGCGGTCACAGTCATTGGCATATTAATTTTCATTAGGGATTAAATCCTCCTCGCGTTGAATCTGCTCGATGCTCATTGCACCGATGCGGTTCAAGATTTCATAAACTTGAGCTCTCTCTAATGCGTTACCGCGCAAGAAATCATCAAGGGCAAAACGAACCATCACTGGATTGGGTACAAAGTCAGGTAGTGATAGGCGCTCCTCAATCGCTTTAAGAATTGGGCGAAGTGAGAAATCAACAAGTGAGCGCCGCTCTGAAACCGCGTTGGAGTATGTCATTGAAGTTGTTTCGGCGCTCAAGAAGTAAGCAGGGATGCCAGCAGCGCGAGCAAGTTCTAACGCGACATACTGCCGGGCTTCTGCGAGTTGGAGTGATTTAGGATCAAAACCAAATTCTTTCAAATCAACATCAGCATTGAGAAACGCTGTTGAGCGAGTTTGACGAGCAGATTTCCAGGCAGTTAGTAATGATGAAATGCGCTCTGAAGTTAAATTAGTGCCATTTGAT